GCCTCTGGGGCGTCTGGCGTGTTGAAGCTGTCCAAGTCTATGTCGTCGTCCGACGAAATTTCGTTGGCGGGGTCTGCCACCTTTGTTTCGTTGACGATTTTATCCGACGAAATTTCGTTGAAGGCGGGAACTATGTAGTCGAAATCATCCATGCCGTTCTCTGGCAGTTCGATCTCTGCCTTGGCTGGGCTGATCTCTAGGCCATAGGCGCGGACGGCTTTGTCGAAATCGCCATCGTGTTCGTAATGGACGAACAGATCGAAAGCATCGCCCCAGCAATAGGAATTTTCGCCGAGGGATTTTGACTTCCCGACACCAGCGGCTGCGTCCGATCCAGATAGGCTTACCCAATGCGATAAAAAGTTCTGCGTGGCGAAGCTGGGCGACGTTTGATACCGAGAACGGTAATGTTGGGATGATCCGCGCCGCTCATATTGGTAGCGCATCAACAGGTCTTCGATGCTGTGGTCAGCGTTGAAGGCATCGACCGGGCTGACCTGATCGGGAAACTTCTGCCGGCGCTCGGCACGTTGGCGCTCACGATCCGCCCGCGCACGCTCGGCCTGCTCGGCGGCGAGGCGGTATTGTTCCATCCTTCTGTCAATTTCTTGACGGATGGCGCTGTCGGCGTCGAGGCGCAGGGTTCCAGCCCGGATGATGCGGTGCTGATAGAAGATCGGGGTGAGATCGGGATTGCGTTTGCCGAGGGGCACGTTGGGCAGATAGATCGGCTGGCCGCAGCGAGCCAGCGCGCCGTCGGGGTGTATGCCATTGGCATGCAGCAGGTCGAACAAGGCGGTCTGGGCCAACTCATAGTCAGCGCCAGACAACGCGCCCGCCAGAGGCAACAGGACGCGCCATTTGCGGTTCTCTGGTGTCGCGCCGGAGGATGAGTAGGCAAGCAGGCTGACAGGCCCGCAAACAGCCTCTACGGCGGCCAGCACGTCATCTAGGCTGGGGTTGCCCCTGTCGATGTCGAGGGCCAGCATACGGAAGGCTCCGCGCTCGCGCTGGGCCTCGTGCGATCTGCCGTCGTGTTCGCGGTAAGTCGAGGGAATGAAAAAATCGGCGTCGATCTTTTCTTTCGCCTGCGGTGTCGAGACCATGCGGGCGATCTCGGCCCAAGAGATTCCGGGGTATGTCTGTCCGGGCTTGTCGATGAGCGTGTGAAAAGAGCCGGGGGCTGTCAAAAAGCGGATGTCAGACATTGTGGCCACCGCGACACTTGCCACCAGATATTGCGTGCATTATAGTTTCTCCTGCAAGGTTTCTCCGCCTGCAACCGTAACCTGCTCCTCCCTCGGTTACGCCTGCCTTAACTGAACCCCGGCGCGTTGGTCTCACGCCGGGGTTCTTTTTATCTCACCACGGAATCTCGTCCGCGAGTTCTTCCTTGATGCTTTCGCGCTTCTGTTCGGTCAAGGGCGCTTTTGCCTGCTCGAACGGATCAGCCTTGCTTTCAACGATATCGAAGTCATCAAGGCCGCCATTGCCGTAGCGCGGCGGTTCTGTCAGTTGGACGGCGTCCAAGAGCAGTGAAATCCCTCCCGATCCCTCCGGGTCCATAGTTGCGCATGCGTAGGCGCGCACGATGCCCTTGGTGCCGCCCCAGAAGCCCAGATCAGCAATCGGCTGCTTCTGGCCGTCGATGACCATCGGCGGCTTGTTAAGCGTGCCATCGCCCCTGACGCCGTTGCGCTTGGCTGCGAACTGGACGATGCCCGTTTCATTACCATGCTCGTCCTTCAGCTTTTTCATGCCGAATACTTTGCTGAATGCTGGCAGCTTGGCATTGCGAGCCTTGCTTGCCTCATAGTGGGCGCGCAACTGCTCATACAGCGGCTTTGCTTGCTCCTTCGGCATCTCGAAGGTCACGGACCATGCCGCAAGGCTCGCGGTCTGGGCGCACGGTTCCGACTGCTTTTTCTGCGGGTTGTAGCGGTAGGTGCTATTGAGGCGGGGATATTGGATCGTCACGTTCGTCGCGAGGATTTTCAGGAAGTCTTCGTTATTGTTAGCCATTGGTTTGCTCCTCTTTGGCTTGTGGTCTCAGAAGTCTACGGTTTGGTCGAAGATGTCATCTTCGGCGGTCTCGGCCTGCCAACGCGGCAGATCGATATGGTTAATCAGTGGCCAGCCCGTTGTGAAGTCGGAAACTGCGGTGGCGTTGCTGATCTTTTGGAGAGTTTGGGTCACGACCATGTCGGCGTGGTCCAAATAGCGGTCGGTAAGGGCGTGGACACCGACAGCATAGGGTGCCTCCTTCTCGACCGCGATGAACATGAAGGTATCGGCCTTGTAGCCAGCAGCACGCAGGGCGCGCAGGTAGAAGGCGGCCTGCACGTCGTATGCGTATTTGCGAAGCTCACGCGGGAAGCCGTCCGGGCTGGCGTCGGTGGTGGTCTTCAGATCAAACACAATGCCATAGTCCGGCAGATAGCCGTCGGGCCTGCACTTGATCTCGGTGCCTGTGGCCGGATCGACGCCGAAGAAGCTGGCCTCTGCCACGAAGGTCGGATCGCCGAGATACTGCTCAACGACCGGGTGAGCCTTCGCAGCATCGGCAATGCGAGCGGCCAAATCAAACTCGGCTTCTGGCAGCAGGATTTGGCCGTCCAGATCGGCGGAAAGCTGTGCCTCTTTCCACTTGTTGCCACGGCGATCCTCGGGGCCGCGCAGGACGAGGTTCTTTTCCGGCTCCAGCACCAGAGCGTGAACGGCGCTGCCCAAGGCGAAGGCAGAGGTCTCCTTGCGAACCTTGCCTTTCCAATGAGCCAGCGAGGTTTTGTAGACCGCCTTCACGTCCGAGGACGATATGGCGGGGTGAGCATGGTATTGCTCGTTGGTTAGGTCTGTCCTCATTTCTTCCTCCATCCATAATATGCGATCAGAGCCGCCTCGGCCCTTCCGTCGTCTTTCTTGCGCGCCCACAGGTGCGACTGATCCGGGAACACGCTTGATGCGTATGCTCTGGATGCGTCCTTGTCGGTGGACAGGCCGAAGTGCTTCTTCCATGCGGCTGGCGGCACTTCATTCGTCGGCACGCCAGCGAAGAACAGGCAGGCCTTCATCTCGCCGTAGGCCTGCGCGATGGTGACGGCGTTCTTGATGCCGATCATACGCGGGAAGAATGGCTTTTCGATCCAAGCGCACCGCACGCTGCCGATCTCGGACAGGATCGCGCGCTTTTCTTCTATGGTGCCGGGCATGTCATAAACGCGCACGCTCATGTCGTCACCGTCCATGACAGCGATGGCTCCCGTCTTTCCGGGGTCGATCCCGATGTAGAGGGCCATCAAAGAGCCTCGCCCCTCAACCCGACCAGCATCTTGGCCTGCATGTCTTTCTCCTTGTCAGCAATCTCCCCGCCGCAGGCCAGATAGCCGCAGCCATCGACCCAGTTGTCCGCGTGGGCCGGGTTCGACTTGGCGCGGGCCAGCTTCAACAGGGTCATCATCACAGCCACGTCGTGCGGCTTGATGTTCCGCCCGAGGTGGGCAGACCAGTAGGCGGCGATCAAACCGAAGTTTGCCTCGGCGTCGCCGTGCGTGCTGGCGCGGTCCTTGGTCACGTATTCTTTCGCGGTGTCGAGGATTTCCGACCTGTTCATGCTATCGCTCCATCGGTGATCCACTCTTCTTCGAAGCGCAGGTCTTCGATCCCGGTGATGTCTGCCAGGCGGTGGCGGTAGACGGCGGACGGCACCACGCGGCCCGTCATCCATCTGGACAGACTGGATTTGGCAACTGGCACTTTGTCGGCGAGCCAGCCGAGCTTGCGCCCGTCTTGGGCACACCACTGCCTGATTTGACTTTGAGCCATCATTGGCGCTCTCCCTTGTTTCGATGCTTTAGGCTTAAGGTGTAAAAAAAGTTACGTCAAGTGCATTTTCTGGCTTGCGTGGTGCGTGCCAGGCTGTATGGTGTGTTCATCAACTAGCAACAAGGAAGCTCAAATGAAAATCCGAGAAATAATCGCAGAGGCCTTCGCCGTCATCGCACTGTTCGCTGTGGGTTACGGCCTGCTGCTGATCGGCCACGGGATGGGGTGGTGAGATGAACCTGAACAAGACCCACAAAGAGCTGATAGTCCGCAAGATCATGGCTGACATCCCAGTGATCGACTACTCCGCGCAGGCGCAGGCTCTGCTGCAAGCCAAGGCCATCGAAAAGATGCCTGCCGAGGTGCGGGCGGTCTACGACAACCCGGAGCTGCGCCACTGGTTGCCGACGCGCTGGGTGCAGTTTGCGAACCACCTGTCCAGCTCCAACATCTTCTGGCACCGTTCCTCGAATGACGTGAGCCGTGGTCACACGTCCCTCTATGCCTACAAGGTCCACTACAACAGTGCGCCCGAGGACCAAGAGCTTGTGACCGAGGTCCAAGGACCGCTGGCCGATCTATCTCGCGCCGCCGAAGCGCAGTGGAGGGCGCGCACTTCGATGGAAGAGAAGCTCGAAGCCATGCTGCGTGGCATCCGCACCTTGAAGCAGGCCAAGACGCTGCTTGAGCCGGAGCTTCACAAGTACCTGCCAGAAGAGCCGCCCAAGGAACCCAAGCCTGCGCGGGAATCGACGGCGCTGGTGCCGTATGTCGTTTCAGGGCTGCGTGAGATGGGGTGGCCCAAGGACAAAGAGGAGGCTGCGTGATGGCAATCAGACTCGGAGCCAAAGACACTCACATCGTGCTGACCGCGCTGTGGGATTACCGCGAGACGTTGACGATTTACAACGACACTAGGCCCACGCCGGAACTCAAAGACAAGATCGACAGCGTTGACCGCCTCATCGAAAGCTACAAGAAATCATACTTCGCCTTGGATAGATTGGGGATCATGTGATGAGCAAGCAAG